ACAGACTGGCATTGGTATCTAAACTGGCCGGATAAGTTCACACTTACCCATTTAGGGTACGAACTATCCCAATTTGGGCAGGATTTACTAGACAAAGGCACAGACCGAGAGCAAATCCTAAGAACCCCGCGAGCCGTAGACGCAATGCAAGTGATTCTCACTAAAGATTAACTGTGGTAAAATAGCAACAACTTATCCCGAACAACCACTAAGGATTCGGACATGGAAAACAGTAAACTAGAAACGACTTCTGTAAGTCCACCCAAAAGAATACCGCCGAGAGCGGGTATGGGAAGGCCCGCAGGAGTGCCAAATAAGGCCACCAGCGCCGTCCGCGAGGCAATTGCTAGGATGGCTGAGGACAACTACGAGAACTTCGTAGGATGGCTAAATCAGGTCGCTAGCACTAACCCTGAAAAGGCGTGCGACATCTACCTGAAGGCAATCGAGTACAACATACCTAAGCTGGCTAGGACCGAGGTTACAGGCGCAGAGAATGGACCGCTGACCATCAAGGTGGTCACGGGTATATGACAGAGCGAGAAGTCGCTACCGGATACCAACCGCGAGCACAGCAGAGAAAGATTCACGATGCTGTCCGCGATCACCGCTTTGTGGTCGTAGTAGCTCACCGCCGGATGGGCAAGACAGTCGCAGCCCTGAACCAGTTGATTCATTGTGCGCTGGAGTGCAAAAAGGAAGCCCCGAGGTTTGCTTATATTGCCCCGACCTACGGGCAGGCAAAGCGGGTAGCATGGGATTACCTAGTCAAGTTCACAGAACCACTAGGTCCTGCTGCAAACATCTCCGAGTTGAAGGTAGACTTTTATGGCAGACGAATCCAACTATACGGGTCGGATAACCCTGACAGTCTTAGGGGCCAGTATTTTGACGGCGTTATTCTGGATGAGATCGGTGATCAAAACCCGAAGATATGGAATGAGATTGTTCGCCCTGCTCTTGCTGACCGTCTTGGCTGGGCTTTATTTCTAGGAACACCAAAGGGTGCAAACCACTTCAAAGACTTCCGAGACCGAGCAGAAACAGAACCCGGCTGGAAACTACTCGAGTTCAAGGCATCACAGACGAATATCCTTGCTCCCACGGAACTTGAGGCCGCGAAGAGCGAAATGGGCGAGGACAAATACTTACAAGAGTTCGAGTGTTCGTTCGATGCTCCCGTTGAAGGCGCGTATTACGCTGCTCTTATTGCGAAACTGGAATCCACTAGGTTTCAGGTATTTGAAAAAGACGACCTCTGCAAGACCTATACGGCTTGGGACTTGGGCGTTGGGGACTCTACGGCAATCTGGGTATGTCAAGTTGCTGGGCAAGAGAGGCGGCTCATTGACTTCTACGAAAACCACGGGGTCGGTCTGGACTCTTACGTTCGCTGGATTCGTGATAGTGGCTACGATAAAGCCGAACATATCCTCCCGCATGACGTTGAGGTTCGGGAGCTCGGCTCAGGTAAAAGCCGTAAGGAAGCGTTACAAGACCTGGGGCTCTCTATTACGGTCTGTCCTCGGGTCTCCGTGGACGACGGCATTCAAGCGGTCAGGAGGATTTTACCTAACTGCTGGTTTCACCCCAAGACCAAACAAGGATTAGATGCTCTGCGAAACTACCGCAGGGAGTATGACGAGAAGCGCAATGTCTTTTACGATAAGCCTCTGCACGACTGGAGTTCCCACGCCGCAGATGCCTTCCGTTATCTCGCAGTCGGGCTAAATACCTCTAGCAACTGGGGCAAGCCTCTAAACGTCAACACGAAATGGATTGTCTGATATGCAAGAATTTGACCTACAAGCCATCCTTGATAACGAGATAGATAACGCTATCGGGTATATCAACACGGAGACCGTGGAGGAGCGCAGGAACGCTCTCATGGCTTATAACCGTGAGCCCTATGGCAACGAAGTAGAGGGTCGGTCTACCATCGTCACCGGGGAAGTAGCAGAAGCTGTAGACGGTGCTCTGCCTCAACTTATTAGGGTTTTCACTCAGTCCGATGACGTAGTGCGGTTCGAGCCCAAGGCTCCCGGCGACGAGGAAGCTGCCAAGCAAGCTACCGAATACTGCAATTGGGTGCTGATGAACGACAACCCAGGCTTCGAGGTATTCCAGACTTGGTTCAAAGACGCCCTGCTTCAGAAAAACGGCATTGTGAAGGTCTGGTGGAACGATGAGACCTCGGTAGATAAGGAATCCTATAAAGACCTGACAGAAGAGGAATTAGCCCTCTTGCTGGCCGATGGTCAGATGGAGATTGTTTCTCAGGAACAGAACCAGGTCGGGGAAGTTCCGACTATGGTCCCGGACGCTACAGGTGCTCCGGTCCAGATGATGCAACCCATCTTCTCGTATAACGTCAAGGTCAAGAAGGTCAACAAGAAGGGTTCTGTAAAGGTTGAGAACGTCCCGCCGGAAGAGTTCCTAATCTCTAAAAAGGCTCGCCGGATAGATGACGCACCGTTCGTAGCTCATCGCAAGCTCACCACCCGTTCCGAACTCATCGCAATGGGGTTTAGCCAGAAGGACATAGACGAGCTTCCAGCCTTTGACGACCTGACATTTACCCCTGAGCGCGTAGCAAGGTTCCCGAATGGTGAGCAGCCGGATGACCCTAGTCTCGATACCAGCATGGACGAGATTGAGACTTTCGAGTGCTACATCCGGACGGACTACGACGGGGACGGAATCGCCGAGCTTCGTAGAGTCTTTTACGCTGGCAACCCGATTTTAGAGAACGAGGAAGCAGACTTTATTCCTTTCTGCTCCGTCTGCCCTATCCCGATGCCGCACAAGTTCTTCGGTCATTCTCTGGCCGACAGGGTTGTAGACATCCAAAAGATTAAGACTACGGTCACCCGCCAGATGTTAGACAACCTGTATCTGTCTAACAACGCCCGCATGGCCGTGGTGGACGGGCAGGTCAACTTAGACGATATGCTGACCGTTACTCCGGGTGGAATTGTGCGGGTCAAGAACCCCGACGCGATTACGCCTCTTGCCGTTCCTTTGGTCGCAAACCAAGCCTTCCCGATGCTGGGCTACATGGACCAGGTTCAGCAGAAACGCACCGGAGTCACCGAGACTTCTCAGGGTTTAGACCCCAACATCCTGCAAAACACTACTGCCACCGCGATTGCGATGATGCAAAACGCAGGAGCCGCAAAAGTCGAGTTAATCGCTCGGATATTCGCAGAAACAGGGGTAAAAGACCTGTTCCGCAGGATTCTGCACCTGGTTTGCAAGTATCAGGACAAGCAGAGAATCGTCCGTATGCGTGGAAAGTTTGTGGCTATTGACCCCCGCGAGTGGAATAACGAATACGATTTAACGGTAAACGTAGGACTTGGAACCGGAAACCGCGAACAGCAGATGGCTATGACCGCCGCCGTCTTGCAGAAACAGGAGCAGATTCTTGGAACAATGGGAATGGCTAATCCATTCGTATCTCCGGCTCAATACCGTAATACTTTGGGACGATTTATCGAGTCTGCTGGGTTTAAGGACACAAACGAGTTCTTCCGTGAAATCACCCCAGAGATTGAGCAGCAAATCCTTGCGCCGCAACAACCGCAGCCGGACCCCGCGACAGCCGCGCTCATGCAGTCTGCCCAAGCCCAAATCGAGATTGACCGCGCCAAAGCCTTAAACGACATTGAAATCGCCAAGGGCAAGGCGGCAGCTCAGATTCAGCTTGAGCGCGAGAAAGCGGCAGCCCAGTTGCAACTCAAGACCGCCGAGTTCCAGGCCGAGGCCCAACTCAAAGCCGCCAAGGTCGGGGCTGAACTTACCGGAGACATACGGATACCTGGATGAACGAGACAGAACGGGCAAGAGGATTACTGACTGACGAGTTTTTTATGGGTGTTGTAAATAAACAACGCCAGATGTATATTTCCAATATATTAGACAGTCGAGACGAGGACGTAGACCTCCGCGAGAGGGAACGCCTGAAACTCAAAGGGCTGGATGAATTTATAGCGTCACTCAAGTCCATCTCAATGCAAGGCGAGATAGACAAGAAACGC